CAACTGGCCGAGTACACCGCCGACGGCATCGTGCTCAGCCCGATCGACTGGGCCGCCATCGAGCTGACCAAGGACACCCAGGGCCGCTACATCTTCGCCAACCCTGTCCAGCTGGCTGGCCCTGTGCTGTGGGGCCTGCCGGTGGTGGCCACTCAGTCGATGGACGCGGGTGACTTTCTCACCGGCGCCTTCCGCATGGGTGCCCAGGGCTGGGACCGCGAAGATGCCACCGTCACCGTCAGCACCGAGGACCGCGACAACTTCATCAAGAACATGGTCACCATCCTCTGTGAAGAGCGTGTTGCCCTCACCGTGTACCGCCCCGAGGCGTTTGTGAAGGGCGACTTCACCATCACCTCCTCCGGCGCCTGAGCCTGACCGGGGGGCTTCGGCCCCCCGGCTTTTAAGGAGCACTCCATGCCCCTAGTGGAAGCACTGCAGAGTTTCGAGCACGGCGGCGCCCGCCGCCGGTTCAACCGTTTTACCGTCTCCGAGCCCGTGGCCCGAGACCTGGCTACCCGTGGCCTCGTTCGCATCATCGACGATCGCCCTCCGCAGGCCGCTGGCACTCCGTTGTCTGCATCGCCAGCGGCCCCAGCCTCACCGCGGACGACTGCGAAAAAGCCCGGGCGTGGCGCAGCCAAGGCCGCGGGCGAGCCGTTGTTGTAACCAACACCACCTTTCAGCTCTGCCCCTGGGCCGACGCGCTCTACGCCATGGACAGGGCGTGGTGGAACAAATACCGAGCCCAGGTGGCCGCCGGCTTCCGGGGCGAATGCCTCACCAGCGCCCAGAACGTGCCTGGTGCAAAAACCGTGATCTTTCGCCAGGGCGGCAACTCCGGCGCCGGGGCCATGTCCCTGGCGGAGCACTTCGGCGCCCGGCGCATCATCCTGCTGGGCTACGACTGCCAGTACACCGGCGGGAAAGCCCACTGGCATGGCAACCACCCCAAGGGGCTGGGCAATGCCGCCAGCCTGCCCAAGTGGCAGGCCCAATTCGCCGAGATGGCGGGCCACCTGGCCCACTGCCACATCATCAACTGTAGCCGCCAAACGGCGCTGCCCTTCTGGCCGCGCCAACGGCTTGAGGATGCCCTATGTCACTGATCGAGCTGGAGACCGCCAAGGGGTTTCTGGACGTGATCCACACCGAGGACGACGCCAAGCTCCAGCTGCTGCTGGATGGCGCCGAGGACGAGGCCCGGCAGTACCTCGACCGCGACACCCTCGAGGAGCTCGCCGACGGCGCCAGCTCCGACGGCGTGCCCGACCTGCCCGCCAGCCTTGTGGTGGGCATCCTGCTGCTGGTGCAGGCCAGCTACCAGGCAGACCCGGATCAGGCCGCCGTCCTGCGGGTAGCGGCGGAGATCAAGCTGGCGCCCTTCCGCGCCAACCTGGGGGCCTGAATGCTCGCCTACCGACTGCGTCATCGCGTGGCCATCCAAGAGCCCCAGCAAGTGCAAGACACCGTCACCGGCGAGATCACCACCACCTGGGTTGATGTGATCCTCGACGATGGCACCGTGCTGGACGCGGTGCCCGCCGAGGTGCTCACCGGCCCCGGGCGCGAGCTGCTGGCCGCCGGTGCCAAACAGGCGGAGACCACAGCCCGCATCAATCTGCGCTGGTTCCCGGGCCTCATGCCCACCATGCGCGTGCTGTGGGATGGCCGGGTGTACAACATCACCAGCATCGAAACCGACGCCACCGGCCGCCGTGAGTGGCGTCTGCGCTGCGCCGACGGCCTGACGGACGGCCGCTGATGCCTATCCTCATCGAGGGCATGAAGGGCCTTGGCGACAACATCTACCAGCGGGCCTACATCAAGGCCATTGGCCGCGAGCTTTGCCTCGAAACCCCCTGGCCCGAGCTGTATGCCGACCTGCCCTTTGTGCGCTGCGTCAAGCCCGAGACCACGCTGCGCACCCAGGCCAAGAACATCGCCCGGCAGGGGCAATGGCACCCGCGCCCCACGGGGGCGGTGCGCCGCCGGGTGGCCTACAGCACCGATGGCATCTACCGGGGCATGAAGCGAGCGCTTGGGGTTATCCCCGCGAGCATGGACCTGCCCGCCTTTGGCCCGAGCCCGGTGGCCGGGCGGTATGTGGTGGTCCGCCCGGTGACTGTGCGGGCCGAGTGGCGAGCGGACGCCCGCAACCCGCTGCCCGCCTATGTGGCCGCCGCGGCTGCCGCCGCCCGCGCCGCCGGCTACACCCTGGTATCGGTGGCCGACCTCTCGCCGGGTGAGGAGTGGGCCCTGGCGCCGCTGCCCCCGGCAGACATCGTCTACCACCGGGGCGAATTGTCGGTGACGCAGCTGCTCGCCCTTGTCCAGGGGGCCGCCGCCGTGATCGGCGGCATTGGCTGGATCGTGCCCGCCTGCATCGCCGCCCGGGTGCCTGCCCTGGTGATTTGCGGCGGGCAAGGGGGCTACAACGCCCCGGACAAAATCACCCACCACACCATGGACCTGTCGCGCATCACCTTCGCGGTGCCCGACAGGTTCTGCCACTGCACCCAGCGCAATCACAACTGCGACAAGCGGATTTCGAACTATGACCGGATCGTTGCCAACTGGCTTGGAAGACTGCCTGCTGTGGAGCCCTGAGCGGGGTATGGGGTTTCACACCCGCCCGCCGATGGCCTACACCGAGAGCTACTGGGCGGAGTACCTCGCCCGGGATGCCAGCCCCATGGGCGAGGCGCTCACCCGCGCCCGGGTGGATTTTGTGCGGGCCTGCTACACCGGGCCGGTAATCGACATCGGCATCGGCGGCGGCGGCTTTGTGCGCGCCCTCGGCGCCGGCGGCTTTGGCTTTGACGTGAACCCCGAGGCCAATGACTGGCTGAGGTATCGGCTCTCCTACCTCGACCCCTATCGCCACGACAACGTGCTGGCCATCACCTGCTGGGACAGCCTCGAGCATATCCCTGACCCCGGCGCCCTGGTGGCCAGGGCCAGGGAGTGGGTGTTCGTGTCGATGCCCATCTACGGCGACCTCGACGACCTGCTGGCCAGCAAGCACTACAAGCCAGGCGAGCACCTCTGGTACTGGACCGACGCGGGCCTCGTCAGCTGGTTCGAAGGCCACGGCTTTGAGCTGGTAGCGGATGACGACTTCGAGACCCGGCTGGGCCGGGAGGGCATCGGCTCCTACGCCTTCCGGCGGGTGGCCAGCCGATGACGCCGCCTGTCTTCGCCGCCGCCTTTGCCAGCGCCGCCGTCAAGGCCGCGCTCGGCACCAGCCCGTGCCGGGTGTTCCCCTTTGGCGAAGCGCCCCAGGGCGTGGTGCTGCCCTATGCCGTGTGGCAGGTGGTGGGCGGCGGCCCCGAGAACTACCTCGGCCAGGTGCCGGACCTCGACGAATTCACCACCCAGGTGGACGTGTACGCCGCCACCGCTACGGCGGCCCGCGCCGCTGCCAAGGCCCTGCGGGATGCCTTCGAGCCGGTGGCCCATGTGACCCGGTGGGGCGGCGAATCCCGCGACGGCGAAACGGGCCACTACCGCTACAGCTTCGACGTGGAATGGATGGTGGGGCGATGAAAGACGGCGTGGAGTATTCCCTGACGGGCGTGGATGAGATCACCAAAAAGCTCAAGGCCCTGTCGGTGGACATGCGCCTCAAGGGTGGCCGCGCGGCTTTGCGAAAAGCGGGCAACGTGGTGCTTGCCCAGGCCCGGGCCAATGCGGCATCGGTGAACGACGCCAAAACCCCGGAAGAGATCGCCAAGAATCTGGTGATGCGCTGGAGCCCCCGGGCATTCAAGCGCACCGGGGATCTGATGTTTCGCGTTGGCGTCCTCGGCGGTGCCCGCCGCCCTGTCGACGCCAAGGCCGCGCGGAAAACCGAGCGGCGCCGCAAGCGCCTCGGCCAGGCATCCCTTGAACAGCTCGGCGAGATCAAGGGCGCCGGGGCCGGCAACCCGGGGGGCGAGACCTACTACTGGCGGTTTTTGGAATTCGGCACCGAGAAAAACCCGCCCCAGCCCTTTATGCGGCCGGTCATGGCCCAGGTGGGCACGGCCCCTGTTGACGTGTTCGCGAAGGAGTACAGCAAGGCGCTGGACCGCGCCATCAAGCGCCAGCAGAAAGCGGCGAGCCCGCCGCGCTAAACCAGCGATAACCACCAAAACCCGGCCCCCGCGCCGGGTTTTTTCATTTCCTGCGCAAGGAAAACGCCCGCCCGGGCAACACCACCAACCTCCATGGAGATACGACCAATGGCGATCAAAACCCAAGGCACCAACCTTTACACCATCGACCCGGACGACGGCACCCTCATCACCGTGGGCTGCGTCACCAGCATCGACGGCATCGACACCAGCATCGACCAGATCGAGACAACCTGCCTCGGCGACAGCGCCCGCAGCTATTTGGCGGGCCTTGCCACCCCTGGCACGGCGTCCTTCGGCATCAACGTGGACACCGCCGATGAGAGCCACGTGCGCCTGCACCAGCTCAAGGTGGCCGGTACCACTTTGCCCTGGGCGGTGGGATTTTCCGACGGCACCGACGCGCCGACGGTAAACACCAACAGCGACGGCAGCTATGAGTTTGTGCTGCCCGCCACCCGATCCTGGATCGAGCTCGAAGGCTTTATGAACTCCTACCCTTTCAGCTTCGCGCAGAACGCCGTTGTGCAGTCCACCGTGGGCATTCAAGTATCCGGCGAGCCGGTGCTGGTGCCCAAGGTCTGAGCTGAATAACCCCGCGAATAACTGCTACCACACCTGATGGCCGCGCCCGCGCGGCCTTTTTTTTCGGAGAAACCAATGATCAACGATCTGCTTAGCAGCATCGGCGCCTTTGTCGGGCCCGAAGGCTTTGAAAAAACCGCATTCGAATGGGCGCCCGCCGAGGGCGCGGACCCGGTGAAATTCGACATCTCGGTGAAGAAAGAAGCCACCGTGGCCGACTTCGAGTTTATCAACATGCAGGACCAAGGCGCGGATGACCGCAGCGTGATGGCCCGCACCATCCACCGCATGGTGCGCATTCATGCCGTGAACGGCGAGAAGGCCGACGTCGATCAGCTGCCACTGGCTGACTGTGCCAGGCTCAAGCCCGGCCTGCTGCTGGCGTTTTTTGGCGCCATTGGCACCGTGAGGAATAGCGGGGGAAAGGTGGTGCCGAAGACGCGGCGCAAGGCGGCCTGAGCCCCGAGGACGACTTCTGGTGCGAGATGGTGCTGGCTGGCATTGGCGGGCGAACCATCGCCGAGGCCAAGGCCGCCATCACCCTGCGGGAGGCCGCGGTGTGGATGGCCTACCGCCGCCAGCGTGGGCTGCTCAACCTCGGCCTGCGGGTGGAGGAGAACTTCGCCCACATGCAGGCGCTGCTCGAAAGCTTTTTTACGGGCAAGGCCGCGAGCCCCGACAAGTACATGCCACACGTTGTCCTCAAGCCCGCCGCCGGCGACGAGCCGGAAGCGGACATCGCCGCCGTCTTCGGCTTGCTCAAAACCGTGGCCGCCACCAACAACGCCGCGCAGCAGCGCACCCCACAGTAATCGGAAGGACACCCCATGGCCTCTAAATCCCTCGGGCAGTTGACTATCGACCTCATCGCCAAGGTGGGCGGTTTTGTCGAGGGCATGGACAAAGCCGAGCGCGCCGCCAACAAGCGTGCGAAGGACATCGACAAGGCCCTGGCGAATATGGCCAAGGGCGCCGAGCGGCACTTGAACGCCGCCGCCAAGGCGGTGGGGGCCATTGGCGTGGCGGCGGTGGCCGGTGGCGCGGCCCTGGTGAAAAGCGCGGCGGATTCGGCCAAGGAGATCACGACGCTTTCCCAGGTGGCCAACACCAGCGCGGAGGACTTCCAGCGCTGGGCGGTGGGCGCCAAAACCGTGGGCATCGAGCAGACCAAGCTCGCCGACATCCTCAAGGACATGAACGACCGTGTGGGGGATTTTCTCTCCACCGGCGGCGGCCCGATGAAGGATTTTTTCGAGAACATCGCGCCCCAGGTGGGGGTCACCGCCGATCAGTTTCGCAAGCTCTCGGGGCCCGAGGCGTTGCAGCTGTATGTGTCGTCCCTCGAAAAGGCGAACCTCGCCCAGGGGGAGATGACCTTCTACATGGAGGCGGTGGCGTCAGACGCGACGGCCCTGCTGCCCCTGCTGCGTGACAACGGCGCCGAGATCGAGCGCCTCGGCGACCGTGCGGCGGAGCTCGGCGCGATCCTCTCCGATGTGGAGGTGGCGCAGCTTGCCGAGGTGAGCAAGCAGCTGGACGAGCTGGGGCTGGTTGTCGAGGGCCTTGGCAACAAGATCGCCATCGCCGCCCTGCCGGCGATGAAGGAATTTGGCGCGCTACTGCAGGACAAGGCCACCATCGAGGGCTTGCAGACCCTGGTGGCCGGGCTCGTGGACTTCGGCGGCTGGGTGGTAAAGGCGGGTGCTGGCATTGCGAACTTCTCCCGCTGGTTGGGGGAGGAGGTGGCCGCAGCGGTCAACGGCCCTGCCATTGGCGACCTGGTGCGGCTTGAAGAAGAGTTGATCGACCTGGAAGGGCGGCGCCAGGCGCTGATACGGCAAGCCGAAGCCTCCGGCCGTGCGGCGGGGGAAGACCCCCGCGTGAAAGCGCTGGACGCTCAGATTGCCAAAACCCGGGAGATGATCGCCGTCACCAACGACCTTGCCGCCG